GAACGGGTGCTCATGCGCCGGGGATACACTTCCATCGAAACGAGCCACAGGCTCTTACTCTAGGAGACGTGCTATGGCAGCATTTACCACTGCCGCTATCATTGGCGCTGCGGTCGTCGGTGCTGCGGCCACGGTGTACAGCGTCAATCAGCAGAAGAAGGCCGCGCGTCAGCAGGTTGCGCGACTGAACCGACAGGAACAGCAAGCGCGGGAGCGTGCAGGGCTGGACGCCGCCCGAGACGAGACCGGAGCGGACATCCGCCTCGGTCGCGGTGAAGGCGCTGCACCCACTGCCACTGCTGGTGCGGGTCAAGGCGGTGCGACGAGCAGGACCGGGTCGGTCGGTGCTCGTGTCGGCGGTGTGGGAACTCCGCGCCCCGTTGGCGGAATTGGTAAGTCTAGCCGCGCATCGCGGAGGGTTGGACTATGATCCGCGAGGGCACCAGCCTCGCTGGACACTGGATGGTCCTCGACGGGCGTAAGGGAGACCTGCTCGACCGATGCGAACAGTACGCACGGTGGACGGTGCCCTCGATCTTCCCGCACGAGGACAACGCCCGGACGGACAACCCGGAAGAAAGCGAGAAGGGGAACGTCGCTATTGGCGCTCGACTGGTCAACCACCTGTCGCACCGCATCGTGGACACCATGTTCCCGAACGACAAGCCGTTCTTCGCAGTCACGCTGACACCCGAGGCCAAGCGGAAGTTCTTCGCTGAAGCCTCAGACGAGGAAAAGCAGGCGCTCGACGCCGGGCTGATCGAGGCAGAGAACGCAGCAATGCGGAACCTGAACCTCACTTCTTACCGCCCGGTGGCGGTGGCCGCAGTCAGCCTTAAGATCGTGACGGGCAACGCCCTGATCTACCGCCTGCCCGACAACAACCGGGTGGTCTACAGCATCCGCGACTACTGCGTCTCTCGGGAGATCAGTGGTAAGCTGCGCGAAGTCATCCTTCGGGACTGCAAGCTGTACGGTGCACTGGACGAGGACCTCCGCGAGCAACTGAAAGCCAACGCCAAGTCGAAGAAGTATCAGGACGACAGCCCTGTCGAACTGTACACGTACTACTGGCATGAGGGCGGCAAGTGGCGCATGCGCCAAGCCGTGGACGAGATCGAACTGGAAAAGGCCAAGACCAGTTACAAGGACGAGGACTTCCCTTGCCTCGTACTGACTTGGAACCTTGGCCGGGGAGACCACTACGGTCGTGGTCTGGTCGAGGACTACTCGGTCAGCTTCCACAACATCGACGTGATGACCGAAGCCATGATCGACCTGATCGGCGTGGCGGCAGACATCAAGTTCCTCGTGAACGACACGAGCAGCTTCGACGTGGATGCTTGGAACAATGCCAAGCGGGGCGAGTACCTGCCGGGTAAGGAAGGCGACATCACTGTCCCTCAGTTCAAGTTCGCTGTAGAGGTCCAGTTCATCGGTGAGGCAATCGCCAAGCTGGAACGGGAACTCGCGCAAGCGTTTCTACTGTCGAGTGCAGGCGTTCGCGATGCCGAGCGTGTTACCGCAGAAGAAATCCGCTTCTTCGCCCGCGAGATCGAGAGCGCGTTTGGTGGGCTGTACAGCCGCCTCGCACTCGACTGGCAGCGCAAGGAAGCCGAGTACCAACTGGCTCAAATCGACTTCAACTCGTACCTGCCGAATGGAGAGCAGGCTTTCGAGACGACTGTCGTGACGGGCTTGGAGAGCCTGAGCAGAGAAGGAAAGCTGGATGCACTCCGGCTGGCCGTTACGGACCTTCAGATGCTCGACGCAGTTCCGCAGGAAATCCGGGCTGCGTTCAACCCACTGAAGTTCGCAACCTTCATCTTCCGTAATCGCGGAGTGTCCGCAGAGGACTTCCTGTTCACGCAGGACGAGATGACTGCGAACCGTAACGCCCAACTTGCCGAAGAAGAACGCCTCATGCAGAAGCAGGGCGAAGTTCAGGTGGCAAGCAAGGCTGCATCTGGAAAGTAAGGAGAGAGAATGACCGATCTGCGAAACGTGACCCCGGCTGGTGGCAACGCCGCTCCCGGTGGGGGTTCCCCGGCTGATGACGACGAGGACAAGGGCGCTGGTGCCGCGCAGGGCCAGCAGCCCGACCACGGAAACACCGGCGACCCTGCCACGTCGAACAAGGAGCGGACCGACGCCAAAGCCGCCAAGGAAGCTGCGGAGAAGGAAGCCAAGGCGAAAGCCGACGCTGACGCCGCTGCTGCCAAGGACGGTGAGGACGAGGACGAGGATGACAACGACGACAAGGAACTGGACACCTCCGTGTGGGGTGATCCGGGGAACGATGAAGTCGGGAAGTCCACCCTCACCCTGATCCAGAACTCGGGCATGACCCCGGAGACGGCGCTGGAACTGTTCGGCAAGGCTCGGGAGCAGATGGACCCGTCCCTCGTGGACCGTGACAAGCTGATCGAGGCTGTCGGCAAGACCAAGGCCACGCTCATCATGGCGGGCTTCGAGACTGTCACCAGCCGCGAGAAGGCTCGGTTGCAGGAAGTCACCAAGGTCGTCCACGAGGCGGCTGGCGGCGAGGACAACTGGAAGAAGGCCACCAAGTGGGCCACTGCCAAGATGGACGCCGCAGAACTGGACGAACTCCGTGCCATGCTCGACAAGGGCGGGCGTCAGGCGAAGTTCGCAGCGGACGAGATCATCTCCCGCTACAACAGCGACCCCAAGAACACCGCACTCGCGGCTGGCAAGGGTCAGGTCACTCCTGACACCAAGGCCACTACCACGGTCAAGGGGATCACTCGCCGTGAGTACGGTGAGCAGCTTGATCGGCTGTACCGGCGCGGTGCGTCCGAATCCGAGTTCAACGCCTTGCGTGCACAGCGCAACGCAGGGAAGAAGCAGGGCATCTGAGAGAGATCGCCTGAAGAATACCACACTCAGTAAGGGAACCTATCATGGTTGACCAAATCAGTTCCTTCGACCGAAACGACATGATCGAGGAATACGGCGGTGTTGTCGATGCACAGATCGCCAAGCGTTCCATCATGCGCCAGTTCGTGTCGATGCACTCCATCCGTGGGACCGACACCAAGACCGTTCGCCGGATGGGCGACACGACCCTTCAGGCGGTCAACGACGCGAACGCCGGTGGGCGTCCGGGGAGCACGGCTCGCAACTTCGACCGTGCTCAGGTCGTCGTGGACACCATCGTTCTGGCCCGCGACAAGCGTACCCTCCTGAACGAGTTCCAGACCGACTTCTCCGCACGGCGCGAGATCGGCATGGACCACGGCAAGACCATCGCGAAGTTCTTCGACGCCGCGCTCCTGAACATGGGAATCAAGTCGGCGCTGCTGAACGTGATCGCTGGCGTGTCTGCGGGCATCAAGGGCATCCAAGGTCGTGACCTCGGGGACGCCTTCAAGTCGGGCTACCACACCGAACTCGCGGTTGCGGGCGACGAACTCGACCCCGACGCGCTGTACAAGGCCTTCGAGAAGGTGATCGTGGACATGCAGGAGAACGATGTGGACACCGACGAGACGGCGCTGTTCCTGCGTCCTCGCCAGCACGCCGTCCTGCTGAACAACGACAAGCTAGTGAACCGCAACTTCTCGCGTGACAGCGGCGACTTCGCTGACGGCACCATCAGGACCCTGATGGGTGTTCCGCTGGTCCCGACCGCGCGTCTGGCCGACACGAACATTGACCTGTCGATCCTTGGCAACGGCACGGAGTACGTGCTGGCTGGCATCCAAGCCGACGCCGTGGGCCTCATCATGCACCCGAACTCGGTGCTTGGTGGCGAGACCCTCCCGCTGACTTCGGACGTGCACTACGAGAAGCTGGAACTCTCGTGGTTCATCGACAGCTATCTGGCCTTCGGTGCGGCACCCCGCCGTCCCGACCAGACTGGTGCGGTGTTCAAGTTCAACGCCACTCTGAACCCGTAAGTCCGGGTCCACTGCCACTCGCCCCTCTGTCCTTCTGGATAGAGGGGCTTTTTTTTGTTCTCTCATGTGCACTCGTGGATGCACTTCAGTGAGCAAAGGAAGGAGACCGTCATGTACTCAAGACTTGACATCATCAACGAGATGATCGTCTCGACTGGTGCACGGCCTCTCACTGCCGAGCAGAACCGCCACCCTCTCTACATGAAAGCCGAGCAGCTTCTCAGCAGGGTGCAGGCTTCTGTTCAGTCAGTGGGGCTGTGGTTCAACACTGAATGTCGAGAGATCACACCACAATCCAACGGTGAGATCATCGTGCCGCAGGGCTGCATCAAGGCAGACCCAACAGATAGGCACTTCAACCTCACTCTGCGCGGAAGCCGCATGTACGACCTGACCACTGGAACCTTTGAGATCGGAGAAAAAGTCCGTTTGCGGATGATCTTCGAGGTCTCGCTTGAGGAAATGCCTCTGGCCGCTCAGGAGTACATCAGGGCGAAAGCCGTCTACGAGTTCTATCTGAACGAGGACGGTGCTGACCCGAAGCTGAGCAACTACCGCAACGAGCGGGACATCGGATGGCAGAGCCTATACCGCGAACATCTGCGGAATCGGCAGGCCAACATCTTCGACAATCCGGCCAACACTGTGTCGCAGCTTCGGCGCGGTATCAGCTATGGCCGCTGGCAACCAGAGGTGAGGTAGCATGGCACTGAAATCAGGTTCCCTCGGGACACTTCTTCAGGGCGTAAGCCAACAGCCCGACCGCGTTCGCCTGGACGGTCAGGTCACTGAGCAGGTGAACCTGATTTCGGACGTGACCCTCGGACTGTCCACTCGGCCCGCCACTGACGAGGGGTCTACTCTCGACCGTGCAACCAGTGGGCACAAGTATCAGGACATCTCGTATGACGGGGTGGACTACATCCTCGGCTACAAGTCGGGCGACCTTCAGATGTGGGCGCTCGACGGCACCCGGCAGAACATCCAGTTCCGCAATGGTGGAAGCCCGGACTACATCGGCCCGGACATGCAGTTCCATGTGGTGGATCGCAAGATCGTCACGGTGAACCGAGATCGGGTGACGCGCAAGAGGGCAGCCGTGGACGGGAACCCGTGGTACGCTGCGCTGTTCCATGCGCTGGGCGGGCAGTTCCTCAAGACCTACGCTGTGCAAGTGCGCTTCAGCAACGGGGCTATCATCAATGCGGAATACATCGCACCCGATGGCACAATTGCTGGGGATGCGGGTAAGACCAATTCGGAGTACATCATAGGGGAACTGGTTGCTGGCCTTCTGGCTGACCCTAACCTTCCTGTGGGTACGGTCATCACTAGGTCGTTCGACGTGGGGTGCATCTACCACCCGACATTGCAAATACGCATCGGAGTGTCGGACGGTGAGGGCGGAGAAATACTGCGCGCTGTCTCGGACACTGTGAAGGACGTGGCTGACCTGCCTCGCTTCGCACCGAACGGGATGATCGTCAAGGTGGTCACGAGTGACGCCAACGAGGATGACTACTGGCTCAAGTTCGATGCCAAGGACACCATCCCGGAGAACGGTTCGGCTGGCTTCGGTAACGAGGGCACTTGGATCGAGTGGTACGACCCGAACCAGCCGCACCTGTTCAACCTGACCACCATGCCTCATGTGTTAGTGGCCGAGAGTGGAACTTTCTACTTGGAGCACGGCCCGTGGCTTGGCAGACAGGTGGGCGATGACGACAGCGCACCTTGGCCATCCTTCATCGACAAGCCCCTCAAAGACCTTGAGGGCTTCGAGGGCAGGCTGGTTATGCTCAGTCCTGATAGCGTGGTGATGAGCCGCACGAACGAACCCTTCGACATCTGGCGGGCATCCGCGACGGTCGTCGCTGCTACTGACCCGGTGGACATCACTTCGACCAAGAAGGATGATCTGAAGCTGGACTGGTTAGTGCCTTTCGACCGAGACCTGTTCATCATGGCCGATCCGGGCGACAGCCAGTTCGTCATTCGTGGCGGTGGCATCAACCCGAACACGGTGAGCATGGTTCTGACTACGGAGTTCGAGATCGCCTCTGGCGGCACTCCCCCGGTGAGCACGGGCAGGACGATCCTGTTCCCATTCAGCGTCGGTGAGTTCTCTGGTGTGAAGGAGTTTTACACGGACAGCGATAACGCTGCAAACGCGGCGAACAGCCTGACGGAGACGCAGGACAGGTACATCGAAGGTTCGATCACAGGGATGGCTGTCAGCCAGAACTTCAACCTCGGTCTGTTCCGCACGAACAAGAACCGCCGCACTGTGTGGGTGTACAAGTACCTGTGGGACGGGAATAAAGTCCTTCAGTCCGCTTGGGGGAAGTGGCAGTTTCAGGATGTGGTCGAATACTTCTTCTTCCGCAACTCCATCGTCTACTTCCTCGGGAGAGACACGGACGGCGATGTGTTCCTGCACTCGCTCGACCTGAACCGGACCATCGGAGTTTACGGCTACCACGAGATGCTTGACCGTAGGGTCGAGAAGCAGGTGGCCAGCAACTACATCGAGTTGCCCTACGTAGGTGCTCGGTTCCTTCAGGCCACCGGGTGTGCTAACCCCGGACTGGAAGCACGGCCAACTCTGGAAATCCGCTTGAACGCGCTGACCACCCGCTACTTCTTCGACGCGGAAGTGGCACCGAATGGGGCTACCCTGTTCTGCGGGCAGACAGTCGAGTGGGAACTAGAACCGACGCAAGTATTCGCTCGGGACTACCAGAACAGGATCGACACCAGCCAGAAAGTCACCGTGCAGGACTACGTTGTGCATGTGGACAACAGTGGCGAGTTCAAGGCTATCGGGTCCAGCCCGTACAGTGACGATTGGGAGTACACTGCCTACGTGTTCCCGCTCGACAACGAACCTCTCGACCCCGACCGGCTGATCCTTCAGTCGGGACCGTTCTACATTCCGTGGGGAGAGAGAGCGGACTGGTCCAGACTTCGGTTTACCGGCACCGACATCCGACCCGTGACTATCCATGAAGTGGAGTGGATCGGGCAAATCCTCAGAACGAAAGGACGCAGAGCATGAGTACACTTATGCTTGCGCAGATGGGCCTTTCGCTGGTTGGCCAGTGGGGCGACTTCGCCACCGCTGGCATACAAGCCGATCTTCAGGAGCGCATCCAAGCCTACCGCAACACGATGAACCGGCTGTCCGCAGCACGGGCAGAGAACGCGGTCACGGTGAACCAAGTGCGTGCACGAGACGCGGCTGTGCAGGTTGACACCCTCATCCAGCGGCAAGCAATGGTCGATCAGTCTCAGGCTGAAGTCGATGCTGCTGCCGCTGGCGTGACGGGGAACAGCGTCAAGATGGCTGTTCGAGACCTGAAGGCTTCCGCAGGAAGGGCGCGCTACGCCCAAGAGCGGCAGGCCAGCCAGCAGCAGGCGGAACTTCGCGAGCAGAAAACCAGCATCGCGATCTCTGCAATCACGAACACGGATGTACAGGTCATTCCTCGACCCTCGATTGGCGCAATGCTGTTGGGAGCGGGGACGAACCTGCTCAACATCTACGACAGTCACCAGCCAGAGGGAAGCCGACTTCTCGGACCCAACGGCGGTCGTGTGAACGACCAAGAACGGCTATAAGGAGCAATCATGGCCCAAGGACTTGAGCGGCGCGCACAGCCGCATGACAACCTCCGGGGACAGG